TTCTCCCCTGTCATCGTCCGGTTAAGCTGTTCAATAAGCTGTTCAGTTGTTTCAGCGGCGACCTTTACAGTTCCATCGTCTTCCCTTTGGATTTCACCGCTGGCTTCCTGGTACAATTTCTTGCGTTCATCTTCCAGGTGCCGGCGGCGAGCTTTGTCCTTCTGGTCTGTTTGGCTAACACCCTTTGAATTCCAGGCTGAAGCGACGTACTTTGCGTTCTCCCATTCTGATTCGTGGGCCAATCGGTGGTCTTCCAGGCGATTGAGTGCCGACCACAGCAACTGACTGTAGTTCATCCCCAGACCTTCCGTCCCTGGTATCCCCGTAATCATCTGGGAGTTTAGATGAACTCCACTGTAAGACAGCCACCGCTGCCGAGCCGACGGGTGATAGGTGTACCCTTCGACTTGTGAAAGGCAATGGTTTGACCTGTCTGTTAGATGGGAGATTCGCCTCAAGAATGCTGCCGTCACCTGTTCAGGAAGTTCTCGAATGACCTGCTTCACTTCAGGAAGACTTTCTTGCCGGTTGGACAGAATGACTTGGCCATCAAGAATGAAAATAGACGCCGCAATCAGATGAACCCGGAATTCAACGGCATTGACCTCACTAATGGTCTGAGCCATATAGGTGGCAAGCTTCACTTCAGCCGGGGAAAGACTCTTCATAATGACAGAGACTCCCCCGACAGTCACAGGGGAAACTACAAACCCCTGGTACAGTAAATCTTCAAGGTCTTTGAAGGCTTCAGAGAAGGACGTCTTCTTGTCGTCTACCAATCACTACCCCTTATTTCGGTCGGATGGCCCCCGGAAGTTCGGATTGCTACGCCCTGGCGGGGTCGGGTCAATTTGGATATCCCCACGACCTTCTGGCTTCAACCTAGTTTCTTCATCCAGGTCAATGGGCTTGGACCGCACTACAGGGATCTCTTTCCCGTTTTCCACAATCGTCTTCGGATAGGATTTGGCCACAGGTTTTGGTGCTGATTCTGAGCTAGAACGCCGTTGAACCTGGTCCAATGTCGGGACTTCATCCGAATGTCCCTGCTGTGATTCCGTAGTAGGGGCTTCTACCTTGTGAAGTCCCTGGGCAATGTCTTCCTGTGCCTGACGACCCAAAGGCGTCTGGAGCAACGTCTGGACGGCGTCAGATTCTTTGGAAGCTTCCGTGATTTTCTGTCGTCGGGAATAAAGGTCTTGAAGGCGGGCTTCCGTTTCCTCAATCTCTTCGTCCAGGGAACTGTACTCAAAGACAACCCCCTCACGAATCTTTGATTCAACGTGAGAAAGCTGTTCCTGGTACTTCCGAATCAGGATTCCAGTGATGTCCCGGCTCCAGTTCTGAATGACAGGACGAAGAAGCGAGCACTTTTCTACGGGGCCGTCTTCATCATCAATCATCTCCTTACTACCATCTTCGGTGAAGGTAGTCTTGTCCCTGAAGTCGAAGACCACTTCATCGTTCAAGGACACGGCCATAATCGACCGGGCAAGCGTTTCCCATCGGAAGACATCCAGAAACTCCAGGGATTCTCCACCAGATTCAGCACCTTCGGCAAGCATTGAATAGACCTTGTGGTCTTCCTTCTTACGCAATGTCCGAATCCACAGGGTCATCCCCATAGCCGGGAGGTCTACCTGTTCGACTTGATGTCCGATTCCTTGCAGCTTTTGTAGGGATTTGGTCAGGTCAGCGATACCCATTCTGTTCTCCTTCATCGGTTAAAACACAAGTAGTGTGCGGGAGAAACAGAGGGTCTGTCACAGTCTTCGGTTACACATTGGGTGTCGCAGTCACAGTTGGCTCCCGAAGAAGCCAGTAGCCTTACCGGCTACCCTTAGATTCATCCCGCATCCACAGTCTCAGTCAAATTAAGTCACATTGGTTTCAAATCAACCGCACACAACAGAACATACTACACGTTCAACGGAGTGGAGGGCTGCACAGTCCCTGCGTCGCCAAAACGGAAAGACCCCGTACTATCATCGAAAGGGTTGTTCCCGGTATCCATAGCAATACCGTAGCTGCTGAACCCATCGATGACGTCTGTTGCCTTCGCCGTCACGTTTTCAGCGACCTGGGCTGTATCAGCCGGGAATGATGAATCCCAGGATTCCATCCAGCACGCTTCGTAGAATGTGAACAGAGCCTGGAAGTTGTTCGTAGCATCAGGCTTCACACCGTCGTAGATAGGTACACCTACATCTTCGATGTCATGGGAGGCAATGGCCCCCATGACCAGTTCCTGTTTGATGTCAAACGGCCAGCGGTGGTGCTTCAAGGACCGTACCAGACCGGCAGAAGACCCCTTGTAGCCGAACACCTGATGGATGCTGGCAAGGTACAAGAGGTAGCGGTTGATGGTGATTGACATTGGTTCAGTCACCCCAGGAACCATCTCAGCGATTTGGTCGCCATAGCCAACGCCTCGGATAGGTTCCAGAGCCCGACTTTCCGACACATCGAAAGTGGAAGTAGCTCCGACCTGAGCCCACGCACCAGACGCTGACCCTTCGTGCTTGGAATAGATGCGGTTTTTCTGGCTGACAGCAACTCTTGTTTCAGGGCTGTCGCCTTGCCGATAGATATAATTGTTCGTCTTCATCAGGACACTCCTTCGGAAAGCGCCACGGCCCACAGGGACCGCCAGTCCAACACATGCCTGACTATAAACGGACTAGCGGCTGAAGATTTGCTTCACCAGTTGTTCTGGGGTGAGGGAAGTTCCATTGATGGGACTGACGACTGCCAGAGGAGACACCCACCGCCAGTCTGGTTCCAGTTCCGAAATCTGGTCTACCAGCGTCTTGAAATCCAGGTCTGGTACCATCAGGGTTTTTCGGATGATAGACACGTGTGAACAGTTGTTGTTACAAGGAATGAATGCCGCCCCCACGAACTTCCCAATACTAAAAACCCCATCCCAGAGATTGGGAGGATGAATGCCCCCGGTGGTCGAGAATACGATGCAGCGGTCGTTTTCCCAATGAACCTGTGTGACCCCCTTCATTTGTTCCCCAGAGCCCTCTTCAAAGAGGACAGCCTCTTGAATATATTCTACAGCTTTTTGAAGACGACTCTGAAGCTTCTCGTCTGTCAGTTCCGCAACCTGGGCTCGGGTTGGGAGAATCGAATCCAGCGTCTGAAGTGTAAACAAGTATCGTCTCTCTACGTTTGCCAGGATATTCGTTCCCCAGGAATCGTACAGACATACTGCTTCCACCAACTTCCTCACACGGGATGAATGAAACGCCCCAGGAAACAGGAACAAGTAGGCTGCAATAACCGAATCGTAAGTGCTGATGTCGTCCAGGGCAAGCATATCTGGGAAGACTACCCCAGCCATCATGTCTTCACAGAATTGCTGAAGAGGATGCTTCACGCCCCACTGGGTTGGATTTTCAGAAGATGGTGCTGTTGAGTATGCAAATGTCCCTGACGCTGGGTCAAACGAACGAAGGTTCTTAATTCGGTACAAGACTGCATTGACCGGAACCGTTTCTTTGCTGATATGAACTTGTCTGGGCATCGGGCACCTCCACTTCATCATACAATGAGGAAGGTGCCCAAGGGCTTAGGACTACAGGCTAGAGCGGACGTTGAAAGTAGCGAGGATGTAGAGCAGCGGGAAGATAGGTCGGTAGTACGCAGACACCAGGAGACTAGTCGGGTTGTTCGGGTCACGCTCAGCGGTTACACCCTGGAACGCCCCAATAATCTCGGCGGCAACCTGTTGCTTCAGGTACTCCGTGACAGCCTGCTCCACGTCAGCGATGCGGGTGTCAAGGTACTTCATACCAATGAAGCGGTCCAGGATTCTACGGATGCCCTTGTGAATCTTGTCCTGAACAGCGATGACCGTGGGGTACATCGTGAGTTCATTGGACAAGTCCGTAGTCAAGGCGTGCCGTACACGGACGATGTTGTTCGCATCTTCCAGCACGGTGAATCCGGCCTGAGCCACCTTGTTCTGGTCAAGGGCACTGAGTTGCCGACCCATTCGAGTAATACCAAAGACCTGACGGCGGTCCATCGGTGTGGCTTCATCGAACTGTGCTGACACAGCCGAACCAGCCAAGGCCGCTGCCATGAAGTACCCTGGAACCAGGTATTCCCGAGCCGTACCAAGGTCGTCAGTCAGAGTGACCACAGCCTGGTCGGGGTAGATAGCCATCAGGCGCTCATTGGTGATTCCCTGAATCATCTCAAGGGCCGAATCCACCGTCACGCCAGAGTTGAGACCGACAATCGCTGTTCGTTCTCCCTGACGCCGCAAAGTGGACATCACTGAACAATGACGACCCAACCACTGAATGACCGAAGAATCCCCAGTAAGCGGAACGATGATGTCGGGTTTCACAGCCCCATCCAACGGCGTTTCCAGTTCGTCAATCGCTGCGATGAAGCTAGCAGCAGGGGCCTGTCCCTGACCGGAAGCCTTCAAGACTTGCTTGAGGCCGACAGCGGGGGCTCCATTGGAAAAGGCCAGGAGTGCCGCAAGGGACAGGTGATTCTGTGTGCTGGCAGCCCCGTAGTTGGCACGAACTACGTTGTACTTCGAGAATATCTGAGTATCGAAGTTTGTCTTCGCATACTCGTAGTCCACGTAGTAGAACGCTCCGATTTCAGGCTGTACCCCAGAGCGGGGGAAAGTCTGCAACAGGGCTGTGTCATCTTCTACCACACCAACCGTGTTGGTCACCACGGTCTCGATACCAGGAATCCCCCAGGTCGGAACCGCTGCATCACAGACGAACGCATCACTGACGATCACAGTGAAGGTACCATTTGCCGGGTACGCCCCATCTGCCGCTTCCAGAATCGACATACGAAGACCCGTCTTGGCGTCTGTGTAGGTTTGACCGATGTACCCAACGACTTCAGTGGCATCTGTCGTACCAGACCCCATAATCCCGAGGTCAGAGGCGACGTTGTACCCCTGGGAGGCTGCTTCACCGATATCGCCATCACCAGCTTCGATTCCAATGTCGGTACCGTGAACGATGACCGTGTCGTCATGCGTAGCTGAGAACAGCAACGAAGCTGCAATCCCAGTAGCGTGAGTCGTGAAGTTGACATAGTCCCCTACACCGGCCACCGAAGAAACCTGGCACGCCCCGAGAGCGTTCCAGGTAGCGTTGAAGTTCATCACCGCAACGATTTCGTTGGCAGTCACCTTGGTGAGAGAAGCCGTGTCACCTTCATCGAATCCCAGTGTTGACGCCAAATCGGCAGTTGGGTAGGAACATTGGTTGATCACCAGGCTGGAATCAGCACCCTGATTGACAGCACCGGTAGTTGTGTTAATTGCAATCAACCGAATGTAAGTTCCCAGTGTTGCTGCAAAAGTTCCGATCCCCAGCGTAGCCGGAATCAGTGCTTCATCGGCCCCGAGGGCTCGGTCTAGTGTGACTTCCGTGGTGGTGTTTACGCTCCAAATCATAAACACGCCTGAATTGCCTGTCCCGGACCCGTCCAGTCTAATGGAAGCGAACATCATATCATCAGTGAATACTGGTGCTGATGCTGTCACAATATCGTTCCCAGCCACCGCAGTCAGTGTTGCCCCCAGTGAGGAATCAAGCCCAACACGTTCTGCCATGTACTGGTTCAGCAACGCCGACATAGCAAAAGCAGTATACATGCCGTAGTCGGCAGGAAGAATGTCCAGAGTCAATGGTACGCCATTGACCGAAAACGCAAAGGCGTGGTGTGTAGCATTGACGGTGTAACCAATACCGACGGCAACATACCCCTTGAGTGTGGCTGGCTTCACAACAGCCATCATTGTTCTCACGAATTCCTGCGAGGTCCAGTTGGAAGCTCCAAGGTCTTCAGCCGCTGTAGAAGTTGCGAGCACTTCAATGGATGTTGGAAAGTCTACGAATAACGAATTGGACGGCACTACGGTACCACCTGGATACTGTTCCGTGTCATTCACGTATTTGTTCCGGAAGTACAGTCGAGTCGTACCGATAGATTCGACAAGGTCTGTCATTGCCCCAAGTTCACTAACCGCAGCAGCGTTAACATCCGTTACGATATTTGCCAGCGACGGAGTCGGAAGACCTGTTGTCAGGGTCACTTCGACAGTGTCTTCAAACATCTCAATCGTTGCACCACTCGGGTCAAAGTACTTAACCTTGAGGAACAACTTGTCATTGACCCCTGTGACAATCGTCGGAGCATCAATGACGTCTGTGATGAACCCACCTGGAGCGCCGGTTTTCAGGTCATATGCCTGATTGGCTCCACTATTGACTGCAATATCCAGGGTATCGGATTCATCGGGGAACAACCCATAGGGGCCAACATCGTCATTGGTGAAAGACGCCGGTTCAGCATCTGTAGCCAGGAACTTCACGGTCACGATTTCATTCGTAGCCCCTAACGCCCCTCCACCAGTATGAATGATGCCGTGCATCGAATCCACGCCCCGAGGGAAGTTCACAGATTCGGTCAAACCGACACCCTTCGTTCCAAATCGGACTTGGTGGAGGTACTTGGACTGAATCGCAGAATAGACTCGGTACTGACCAACACCCGAACCCCCTGGGGCTACGACGGCCATCGTGTAACTGTCGTCAGTGATGCGGTTGTAGTAGTATGAAGCGTAGACATTCACGTCGGGGGCCACATCTTCCACTGTACGAACAACCCGAGTGGATTCATCCACGTCGATGACTGTCAGTTCTGCATTCTGGAAGGCTTCAGCGACTGTTTGACCGTATCTCAAGGTAATGAGGTCAGGTCGATTTGTCGGAAGGTCCATCCGGTCATTGGTCACAGTCTGGTACAACGAAGTTCCCAGCGGGGTGTCTCGCCCGTTGCCTGTGGTTGCAACGTCAGGAAGCACGAAACGGTTGTTGTACCGAGTCGCTGGAACGGTTGTCGTGTCAGAGTACCGGGTTGTTTCGACCAACTTCATGTAGTCGTCAACCAGCGTTGGGGTAATCTGGGAACCGTTGAAGGGGTCAGAGCCAATGGTTCGGAGGTAGGATGCTACTTCAACGGCAGTTCCCCAGTGAATCTTGCTGCCACCCACAAGAACAAAATCCGTTCCTGACGTGTAGTCTTTCCGACCTTCAGCGTAGCCACAGGCTGAAACAGCCACGACTTCTTCTGCTGGAAGATAGTCGAAGGTGTCCTGCCAGGTATTGAAGTAGTAGGTCAACGAAATCGTGGAACCAGGAGTCGGTGCATAAGGGAACGTAACCTTCCCAGTGGTACCATCAACAGCGGTTGGGATAACTTGCACCCCATCCACCTTGGCGACAACACTCTCGGGGTAGTTAGTAGTGATCCCACCGTTGTCTCCTGCCACAATCGGCTGCTGGAAGGTGTAGAAGTCCTTGTTCCGGTTCGTCGAAGCCGCTGCTAGAATTCCAGAAACAGCGTTGAAGGTTCCAGCCCCATTGACGATGTCGTACAGGGAAGTGAGGACACACCGTACCCCACCAGTTTCAGTAGCTTCTGAACTGACAGTGAGTCCCGTAATCCCCAGACCATTCAGCACACCGGCGAGGTCCACCGCCGTGTAGGTACCGTAGGGGACTGTCTCTTCAATGCTGATACCGTCAATGACCGCAATCCAGTTATCGTTGACGTCTTCAGTCACGACATAGGAACCTTCCAGAAGGAAACGCATCACTGCGTATTCTTCTGTGGCCTGGTCGGACAAGTCTTCCGTAATCCGAGTGTCCATCCGGTTGAAGAAGTAGGTCATCTTGACCACAGCGTCTTCAACGGGAGGAGTCATCAGGGTAAGGAGCCCAGTAGAACCTGCCAGGACAGAAACTACGACTGGAACGCCGTCCACTGTCACAGAGATGTCGTTGGGGTCATTCGTGGTTCTTCCCTGCCCGTTTCCTACGACAACTGGGTAGTTCCTGACCTGAAGCTGGGTTTCATCCCCGGTAGAGGGGCCGAGCACCAGTGCGGCTGGATTCGTAGCGTCCAGTACGAACCGTTCGGATAGGTCTTCGTTCGTAATCTGCTGGTCAACAGACGAAGACGACCCCCGAACCAGTTCCACACCTTCCTGTGTGAGGGTTTCTTCTCCAACCCCAATCATCACAGGAAGGCGAACTCCGGATGAAATCGTGGGGTTCGACGCTTGCTTCGATGTTCGGGTGTAGACTCCAGGTGGTACATAGCCACCAAGGATGCTGATACTCATGGTAATCCTCCTCTACGGGTTCTAAAACACTTGCCTGTCACAGTCACAGCCCAGACTGAAAATCAACCTAAGCCGAAGCAGTCAAGCTTCGCTCATTCACAGCCAATCTTAGCCACAGTCACAGTGTTACCCCGTAGAGAGGGGTTTATGCGTCACCAACTACGTTCCAACCGTCAAGCCCTTGGCGACCACGATTGTACCCTTTGGCAACTTTCGCTTGCACTTGCCGTTCTTTCTCAGACAAGGGGACGTAAGTATCCCCTTTACGTTGGAGGGCCGAAGCCCCTGTCTGTTCTCGAATGGCTTTCTTGTGGTGCTCTCTCTTTTCAATCTCTTTATGTCGTCTCGTAGCATCCCGACCCACTTTCTGGTCAAGGCTACTGTCGATTGAATCAATTCCAGAGTTCCCGCCCTGTGTCGAAGCACCAAACTGGTGGTTCACTACCGACGGAATACGGGCTGTTTGCTGGCTTTGACAGACGGGACAAGAAATGACTTTCGCTGACCCGCCCCGAATGAGCTCTTCAAACTTTGCACCGCAACTACCACATTTGAAATCATATAGGGGCATTTCTAACCCTCCTACAATGGTTGGTCTATAAACAAAAAATCAAGAAGGGCGTTCGTAATCCCATGTGAGGTCCTTCAGAATGACCCGGCTACTTGAGGTAAGCCCCAGGTTCTTGTCCATCACGATTGACGACCGGATTCGGGCTAACTGGTCGGATGTCAGGAGTGCTGCTGCGGACTGTGCTTCACCGGACATATAGGTGAGCCCCTTGAAAGTAAGGGGCATGGGGACAAAGATACTCCAGCTTGACCGAATCGACATTGAGAAGCTGGTGTTGTAGTAAAATTCCTCGCCCGTTTCGTCGTACGTTTCTTCCGTTTCACCTGAATGGGACAGGTCAAGAACCTGAAGTCCATCATCAAGCAATGCCTGTGACCTTTCCCCCCAAAGGAACATAAAGACCAGGTCTGAAATATCTTCCATCTGGTCTGTATCCCTGGCAATCACGTCAAAATCTACAGACACCTCCGTCTGACCCCCATATTCCTTAGCGGTCTCGACACGACTTTCAGTGACTACTACAGCCTGCCTGTCACCAGTAATGATACGACGCCCGAATGAAAGAACTACCCCTGGGATGACTTCGTGGTACAGACGGTTCTGTTCCAATTCAATGGGGCCGACCGTTTGTAGAGAGTACCTGTAGGTAGCGAAGACCTGGTCGTTGCGTTCCAAGGCACGAAGGAAATGAATCTCCTTCGTGGTGTAGTCTACTTCATACTCCTGGTCTTCAATCATCTGTGTGTTTCGATTCAACCAGAGCGTTAGCGTCCCTTCAACAGGACGCTGTGTGAGGTAGGCTGTTCTGACTGCTGGGTTCGTCACAGTGATTATCTTTTCGTCCACTACGTTGACCATTGGGTCAACGATGAATGAACCTGGTTGCCACCCCTTGTCCGTCAATTCTGGAGCTTTCACCACTTCCACGAAGTAGACCCCACTGGGTGCAGGGAAGACCCCGTCATTGTCCCGGATAGCCTGTAGGTCTTCTGACACCCACTCCACAGAAAGCCCTTTATGGCCGTCAACCTTGGCCAGCATAGCGTGGGAAATGATCGTCCCGACAAAGTTGTCAGGCGACAGTCGTTGGGTAGACATCGAAGCTGAGTTGATGACGATGCCGTACTGTGGGCGTTCATCAAATACATGCTTCAGTTGAATGAATGGCACGATTTTGCTGTAGTCTGGGTCGTCCTTGAAGGCGTCCTTCAGTTCCCACATAATGCGGCGCTTCACGGCTTTGGTCAGTCGGAAAAACATCTAGTGCTCCTGTGCCGCATTTACCAGGGCTCCTTTAGCTACCGCTGTCAGTGGGTCGGTAGCCATACGGACCTCACTGACTTCAAAAGGAAAGCCCTTCTGGGATTCCAGTACCTTCTTGAAGAAGTCTAGGAACCCAACCGCCTTGCTGGTCCCCCCAGACAGGATGATGGGAATCTTCCCTGCCACTTCAACTTCAGACTGCTTGAACCGGGAAGACATCGTATCCAGTGTCGTTTGAATCAGGTTCTCGTAGTAGATGGTCAGAGCCTTCTGTTCCCTGGTTTCAGGGTTCGTCAGGTCTAGCCCCCGCTCCTTCAGGGTACACATCTTCGAGGCTGTAGTCCCGACGGCCCTAGCAGCACTAGAATCAATCCAGTCGCCAGCCCGTGAGACTGAGAAGGAAATCCCGGTGATGGTCTTGTAGACAAGGGCGGCGTTTACCATCCCTGCCCCAAAGGAAAAGGCCAGTCCTGTGAAGAATTCCGGTACGCATTCAGCAAAGACAATCGCAGCGGCTTCATTGATAGGGGTCGGGGTGTACCCAAGGTCACGGATGATTTGACGAAATGTCTCCTGGTGGAAGACAACATCCATATCACTATCAATGGGAGCAGCGGGTACAGAATAGACGCACGCCTCATTCTTCACGACTGGGGCTCCCAGGACTTGCTTGATGATGGTTGCCAGGATTCCAAAGGCATCGTGCTCCGTAGAAGAAATGACGCCCTTGTGGAGAGGCCTGCGAGCTTCCCGCTTGAACAGGTTCGCCAATTCGATGGCTTCATCCCCAATCACAATGATTTGGTCGCCGGTAGTCACATACGACATGTTCGACATCTTCAGCATTTTTTCGGCGTCGGGCTCTAAGTCGATGAATACGTCACGGACACGCTTCGTGCTCACTGACCTCTTACCGTCTTCCCCAGTCACTGACCGTGCTGATACGATATTCATGGTTCCGATGTCGAGCCCAACCCCTGGAGTAGCTTTCATTCCTTCCCCCTCAACTTTTTCAACAGTTCCTTCGCATCGTCAAGACCAGACCCTTCGTCACTACTATCCTGGGTGACTAGTCTTTCAGATTCTACACTAGATGTGTCCACATCGAAATAAACGTGTGGCACCGGTGGAAGCCCCTCTACAGAAGTTGGGCGAGTGTGTGATACTGGGCTTGTAGGGATTCCCCGTTCAAGGAGTTGCTGAACTAAGCCGAGAACCTGGTCCATCTTTTCGTCTACACCTACCACCTTTTCTTCCAACTTATCGACCCGACCCGTAACCGACTGTGCCTCTATCGTCTTCCGAAGCTGCTTTATCTCATTCGTTGAAGACCTGGCCGGAATGTGGGTGGGAACAGGTTTCACCGCTGGGGGTAATCGGATAGCTTCGACAAACTTCCGGCTTAGGGCTTGAGCTAGGTGCAATGACTTCGACGCCAAGTCGTCAGGGATTTCAACGTGCTGACCGAAAGGGACGATTACCCGGATGTCCCCAAGGTAGTGGGTCGGGCTGATTCTTCCTATGACAATCATTTCGTCACCATCTCTAAGGACTTGAACGCTTCCTCAGAAATCCAATCACCGATGATTTTAGTGACTTCTCGATGAGCTTTCTTCATACCCCGTCGAATGAAGTGCCGACCCTGGTAGCCAGGATGAACCCATTTACCATCTTCCATAGCTTTGGCTGTGGCCTTCCTGAAGATTAGCTTCCCAGTATCTGTGATAATCGGGACGGTCTTGTTCTTCAGGTATTCCATCGTGTGGGTGTGTACCCCTTCTTCCAGAAACTTCATCGCCGGGTGGTTTGATTCAATCGTGACTATGTTCGCTCCCACCTTGTAGGAAAACGAACGAATCAACTTCGTCGGTGGCTTCTTCCAACTCGACCTGCGAATCTCTTGTCGAATGACCTTTATCGCTGCCTTGCCTGCCCGAACCAGGATTTCTTTCTTCACCCGGTTCAAGACAACCCGTTTAGCAGATGCCTTCCTCACAAGGGGCTGGAAGTAGAAGCTCTGTTTCGCTGTCGTTGGTTTCTTTGCAGACATTAGTAAGTGATGTTCTCCCAGGTTGCTGACCGACCTCGTTGTCGGCGTTCTTCAGGAATGTCATCCTTATCCGTGACCTGTGGGTACCGCTGGTCAGTACCGACTGGGTCGCCACCTAAAGCTGGGGCTGACCTCGTCTCCGGGAACGCTAGACCATCCAACCCACTGATAGGAACTGAATACCGAATGTCCTTTTCATCCAGAAGTCCCATCGAAAAGTGTTGCTGAAGAACCATCCCACGGGCTGAAGGGAATTGAACCGGGCCAATGCTGTACCGCTGGTTGTTCTGGGTGCATACGAAGTCTCGCTGACTCAGCATCGGTATCGGGCCAGTCCAGGTATCCCGTTGGTGGTCTGTGCTGGAACCTGGCCCTTCACGGCGCTTACTACGGGGTGCTTCGTCAGGAGCCAGAAGAATGTCGTAGGGGCCTTCGTAACCCCCACGCCACCCAGTACCAAAACAGATAGGACAGTCCCCCTTTGGAGTACGATGCCCCGTTAGGTCTACACACCCACACCGAAGACCATTTTCCTTACGAACAAAGACCTTCACCCGTTCCCCACCCTGGTACAGGATCCACCGGTTACGACGAACCGCTTCCGACCAGATGTAATCCAGCTTCTCGATTTGCTGACTACTGATTGACAGAACCCAGTCAGCCTCAATGTCGGTTTCAATGAACTCCTGGGTGTCTGCATCAATAGCTACTGTAGTGATGCGGTAGAAGATTCTCTTGAACAGGTCTGTCTTCAGAACCGTTCGGGACCAGTTGTAGGTGCAGCGTACAAGACTGTCAGCGGTAGGAACTACCCGGTCAGGCCAGTCATTTGTATCGGTGTCGGGCGTGGGGTTCATGTCCAGGATGATTTCACCGGTCTGACCAACGACCTTTCGGATGGGTACTACCTGCCCATCAACCGTCAAGATGACATCGTCAGGGCTATCTGCCGGAGTATCGGTTGTACCAGGCTTCACGATAGGAAAGGACTTCGTCTGAATGACGTACAGGTCTGCTGGGTTTAGGTGTCTCCCCAGGGGCGGGTTACCAAAGGACAGCCAACGACTTGAAATATCTTCTTCGACCTCACTGACCACATCAGACCGGTCCCGCCAGTAAAGTGCCTGGACAGGAAATTTGTTTATCCGAGTGTACGGACCCATCTCAGAGGAAAACGAACGGTAGATATTCACCCCGACGATAGTGAACTTACTGTTCGCTGCCAGCAACGCTGGATTGTCCCATCGAAGGTCAACCTGCCCTGGTTCGTAAGCTGACATAGCAGTAGAATTGAGTGGGGGAAGTGGCCTGGACGGGTCCGTCACTTCAAGGATATGTGTTTTCCGGTCACGCATGTCGATCTCCCATTACAGGAGCCGGCTATTCCTGGACACCCTCACCGTCGGCTTCTTTGGCATCTGTTGATTCAGGTGCTTCGGGTTCAGGTTCGTCGGCACCTTTCGTTTCAGGGGCGGCGTCTTCAACCACAGATGGTGCGGCGTTTTCAACCACTTCCAGTGCTGGCTTCTTCGGGGGCTCCGGCATTTCCATTCCTTCGGGAATGTCGGCTTGAAGGATTCCTTCGTTTGTCACCTGCCAACGGGCACCTTCGGGCAGACCGTACTTGTTTCCAATACCTTTCAGGAAACCCTGTCGCTGCTGTTCAAGCTGGTCAGCTTGGGCGTTCATGGCGTGAAGTCGTCGAGCCTGCCGACCCACTTCCAATTCGATGTTCTGGCGGTTGGTATTCAACAGCTTCAGAACCTGGAACTCACCATCTTCCATCTTCTGTTCGTACTTGCGGATCTTTTCTTCGGTCATCGCTACTCTCCTTCGCAGTCACATTGACTAAAATAGGGACACAAACTTCCCAGGGGACATTATACCCCGGCCAGTCGTCGGCCCAAAAGCCGACTGAATCCCTATACCATATCTTGACTGCCTCAGTCCTTTTGTAATCTTGACAGTACGCATCGCTGCTTCGACAAACTTTTCAAACTGACCCTGGGCATTATCCAACATACTCGAGTAGTTCGACGACTTGTTCAGGTCAAGACTGATGCCTCCGATGCTGTAACTATTATGGGCTAGAATTCCAGAAGTGAGGACAAAGTTCTCAGGTCCGGGTACACAGAGGTCATAGGCGAATTCTTCTGGTTCCACTTCAGCAATGTTCGTGACCTTCAACGGAATATGACTATTGCCCACTACACCACTGATGTCCCCACCTTCAACTACTGCGGCAGTCTTGATCGGTACAAACGGCTTAGGTGAGAACAGGCTATGGTCTTCGGTACAGACAACAGCCCGGTCATCACAGACCACAGCCATCATCCTCTTATCCTTCACCCGATGTCGGGCTACGTCAGCCACAACACATTTCTGGACAATTCCATCAGGCATCACTGACCGAACCCGGAGTTTCCCAGCACGAAAAGCCTCGCTGATTCGTGTGTAGGATTCGCTGTGACATATCCTGTACAGTTCCTTTATAGGTAGTGAAACTTCTTCGCCATCAGGAAGGAATACGGTCACTTCCTGGTCTCCACGAATCGAAAATTCCTCTTCGATCCAGTTCAAAGTGAGGGCTCCTAGTGCCCCCATCAACGCTCCCTCAATCAACATTGTACGCCACGCCGGTTTCTGACTTACCAAAGAACTGATGCTCGGAATGCCAGTCTCCGGGGGATACATGTTGATAAGGTCAAGGGAGCGTTCCAGGTATTCAACTAGTTCTTCATCTTCCCAGATGTACCCGAAGACTCGGTTCTGAGAATTGATTGGCCCTTCCCCAGTTGGGGGTCTGAAGTGGTAGTTCCGGTCGGGGTTGTTGTCCCTGGTACGGATTCTCATACTCCGAAGAAGTGTGGCAACATTGGGGTCTACTGTTTGGACAGGAACAAGCGAAGAGGAAATGACCCCAAATTCTTGAATGACCTGGATTTCTGGTGAGTTCACGAACTGACGAATCGTCCAACGAATGACATAGTCGCCTAGCTCTGCCCCAACGGGGACAAGGAAAGCGGCGTAATACCGTCCAACGGCTGGATTCACCGGTACTCTAGTAGCGTCGCCTACCAGGTATTCAACGGTCTCTACGACGTAGTAGATAGCGTAGCTGATACTTGCGGCGTTAGTTGGGTAACCTGCTTCATTGGTCAAATTCAGGTCCAAATCAGACGACCCAAGTTCTTGCCCTGGTGTAAAGACTACCGACATCGAATCACCCCCTTGACGACACTACTCCTGAATCATAAACGAGTTACGGTCAAGCCCAGTTACCAAAACACATTGCACAGATATCCCGCATCGGAGCTTTGCCGGAAAGTCCGTCCCGAAGAGTCTTGTAGTGGTCAGAATTCCACACATTGTCTTCCCGAACAGACCCATTTAGGATACTAGGCCCAGTCACCCTTCGGCAACCGGAATGAAATGTCTGACCGTCAATCCCGATACTGACATACGGACTGTTGCACTTTCGTGGACAAGACACTCTACTGATAGGTACCGGCCACGATGTCACAATGTCACTGTGCTTTTCCTTCAGCTTTTCCAACACATCTAGTTCCTGTCGGTCCTGGTCTGTTAGAACCAGATTCCAAAATTCCTCTGACGAATAGCAATCAGAAAAGTGAGGAAGCAGATTGTGGAGAGACACAAATGCAACGCCTAGTTCCCTTGCAATGGCAATGTAAGATTCGACCAGGTGGTAGTTTTCTTTGGTACACACGAAAGACACCCCGACACGGTAGCCCATACGCACCGCCAAACGAACACCATCGAGGGCAGCATCAAAAAGCCCTAGCCCAGTCGTATTGAAATACTCTGTAGCCGTGGCAGCATTCAAGCTCACAGAAACATAGGCAAGGTCGGTGTCTTGGATCTTGGCATAGTTCTTCGTGAGCAACGTCCCATTTGTAATCAACCCAGTGGTCACCTTGTGCCTCGACAGTGCCATCAGGGATTCATTCAGCGTCTGGGCTAGTAATGGTTCACCAAACCCAGCGACACACGCCGACTTGATAGTCGGGAAGCGTTCCATTATTTCATCCACAAACCCGGCATGAACTTCATACGGATGGGAAGCGTTTTCAAGGTATTGGCGACGACAGAACCTACAGCGAAGATTACATCTTGTCGTCATGTAGACATTTAGTTCCCGTGGTCCATCAAAAATCGGGGCAGGTGGGGCGGTATCCAAAGTCAGGTCGTGAGTGTAGATGTCAGGACTAACCACTGGCTTATGAATCTTCGCCGGAATCGGAGATTCTACCTTGCATCCTATCGTCGGAATCATCCCCATAGAATGAAGTGGGGCCTTGAGAACTGAATCAAGCTGTTCAATCGCAGGGTCTATCTCGTTGAAATCCCTTTCCTTGTCTTCATCTACCGATGAAACAAGACCCGCTACGGCCCCCATAAAAGCCCAGAGATTTATGTCCGTCGGTTCATTCGTCAAACGAGTAAGAAACCGCTGAGGAAGACTTTCAAGCCATTCGTAACCAAACTTCCGCCACTTCTGCATCAGACGCTTGTAGCGCACATATATCCGTGCGTTTGTCCACACTGTTCCATGCTGCCCCTTTACTAGGGGGCTGTCCGTCATACTGAACCCAGTATTGAATGACGCCTCTGGGGAAGTCCTGGGCCACCTGGTGACCCATTTGTATCCAGCGTCAGTCACCCGCTTTAGTTGATCAACTTCACAAGAATACGAAGTGACGTAGGGGTGCTTCACCATAATGGAATGGCGGTAAATCTTCACTCCCATCAGAAGATGACCCAGATGAAGGTCATGGAGCGGATAGCAAATTAGTGCTACCTTTTCTTCCTGGTTCAGCATGTCCTCGTACATCTGTCGAACTGCCGACGGATACAGAATCATATCGGCATCGACCTGGATGTAGAAAGGAGTCTCACACAAATCCAGCATCTTCTGAAAAGCGGCGTTCATCGGAGACACACCCTTGACCACAGACAGGGTAAACTCACAATCCTGGTCTTCAAGGGCTGTAAGACACTTCTCGAACTCGGGTTCGTCGGACGTAATCACGAAAACTGTGAGTTCAGACTTCAGATTGATTTCCATCATTCTCCCCTTCTAGCCAAACGAAATAGCTCTCGATTGTACGTGCTTGCCTTGAACAGGAACTTAGCATCGTAACCCACCGTAGCCCAATAGGAGACCACGTCCGACCTATCGCTAAAGGAAATGTGCTTCTCGACCACCCCCCTACCTACGAGCCCACTGTAGTCACTACCGTATTCGTGTTCGACATAAGCGACTTTGCAGTTTCGCCGCATCCACGGAAATACGGTGTCTACCAACATCTGGTAGCGTTCTGGGAGTGCGAAGTAATGATGAAGGAACGAAAGGAAGATAGCGACGCACTGATAGTCAGGATTTTCTTCCAGGAACTTGTCAATGTACCCCACACGATAATCAACAGGGACTTCCCCACAGGCAGCCAGGAGTGGTTGTAGCTTCCCCAACTTGCTGTCGAAATCCACCCCAATGCCAGTCCAACCGGCGGCTTGCAGTCTCCGGGAGACATAGCCAAGATTGCACCCAACATCAAGAAAGGCTGTCGCTGGCTGCGTGTTCAAGATAGCACTGACCTTCACAGGTAAGTCCACATTATGAACATCCAGAAGCCTGAACATCGGATGACTGAGTGGTTGGTAAATCGAATGTGGTTTCGCTGGATAGATAGAAAAAAGCAGCTTACACGCCTCAGCAAGCTCTGGGGACAAGACGTGGACCTTCACTTCCATAGTTTCAGTCCCTAGAGCCTGCGCCGTCGTAAACCGGTGGTACCCGTGGTAGTAGACAATCCGACTGTTGTTGTTGTCTACGAACAATTCAACGGACTCTTTCACCCCATTCTTCTTGATGTCGTTGATTAGCTTCTGCCGGTACACCACCTGCTTGGCCAACCACGATTCAGAATCTTTGCCATTAGCGTGTTCCATCGGCTCAATTCGGCGTAGATATTCCACGTACTTGTGGCTGGCGTCTGCACTATCAATCTTTTTCCCAGCAAGCGTGTCAGACACCAGTGCCGTATGGAACGGTAGTGGAACCTGACTGTAGTACCCACACAGAATGTTACCCAGCTTTGAAGTAGGTACAGTGAAGGAGAATGTCGAAACCGTTTTACCCATCAAGTCAGAATAATGGCTCATATTACTTCCTAAATACTCCAGTCCATAGAATCCCAGCCGACTTGCTTGAAACGATCTTGACACCGAAACTCTCAGCAAGACGAACAAGATGTTCTTCAGTGAAATGACCAGTGTGCCACGGAGGAGACATCATCGTGTAGTCCGGGTCCAATTCAGTGAGGAACGTCTGAATCAACAGAAGCCCATCCTTACGGACCCTTGATACCATCATCTTGATATCTTCCAGAGGGGTGAAGGTGTGTTCGATGAAGTTGAAGCATGTCACGATGTCGTGCATCCCCAAATCTTTCTTTGTCAGGTCGTCAAAAGACCCCACTACGCACTGGACACCCCGATTTCCTTCAGCGAAATCAGTGGCCCACTTGCTGATATCACACCCGACTAGCTTCGCATCTGGCCAGTGGGATCGAAACACGCTCAAGGCGTAACCATCCCCACAGCCCACATCAAGAATGCTCTTTGTCGGTCGCTGGGATAGTTCATTCAAACGGATAGCGTGGGCCCCATAAAAGGTGTCCAAAAATTTACAGTGAAGAGTCCACTTCGTGAACTGCCCGCCGTTGGATACGGCCTTCTTAAACTCTTCACTGTAAGCAACCCTTGGGGAAAAGTAACCAAACCCACATTCAGAACACTCTACAAAGTCCTGACCGGTACACTGAGCGTCTTTGACCAAAGTTCTAGGTGCCCCACCGCAGAGATTACACCGCACGTCCTCTTCGAGAGGATACGGGCCCTGACTCCAGTCAATAACACCAAAAGGTGCGTAGTTCACATTGAACTTCATTTTCCCATAGAAGGTCAGGGCTTCAATGCTTGATTCATCACCAGTCCTCTTCATAGTCGGCGTAGCTTCAGTAGGGGCGATGACAGTTTCTCTAAGTCCGATTCTCCGTTGCAGATTCTTAGCCACCATCTGTGGGTCAGTAGCCAGATGGTCAAGATCAACAGGGACAAGCAGGGCTTTCGACTTCTGTACCAGGACGAAAAGGTTCCGGCATTCAGTAACCCAGGCTACCTGGTCATCGAATGCCCCTGGATGGCGAAAACCAGCGACAATGAAATCACCGGAACTCACAGCATTAACATCAAGCGGAATCGCTTCAGGTAGAAGTCTCCCAATCACATCTGATTCGCTTCCAAACAAGTACATCATTTCATACCCTCTTCGCTATCATTTCGATGGCTGTAGAAAACTGCTTCACTTTTCTTACCCAATCCCAGCGTTCTTCAACGATAGTCTTTCTTGCGACTTTCCCACGTTCGACTAAGACCTGTCGATTCTTCACAATGAATTCAAACTGCGACACGAACCCGTCTATAAGTTCAGCGGATGATTCCCCCTGAATGATAGCTCCAGGGTCACCGTCAGTGAGAAGACCTAACTGAGGAACCACCCCAACTGAAGTGGAGATGAATGAAACGCCACAAGCAGCCGCTTCAAGAATTGGATTTGGTGTCCCTTCGTAAACAGACGCACAAGTCAGCACATCAAGGTCACGGTACCATTGGGGCATTTCAGAGTGTGGGATATTGTTTCCGTCAGCCAAAACCAGATCAATACCAACCACCTTTTCGGCAGCCGCCTGAATCAGAGACAATCTCTTAACACCGTACCGATGCTTTGAATTGCCTGCCCACCCGACTCTGACATTTGCTTCTGGAACTCTGACGGACATTGCTGGTGAAAATAGATTAGAATCAACCCCATCAACACAAAGACCCAGACTTGCATGGGGATAAACTTCCCCGATTTCACGCAACAGACCCTCATTAGCACAGAGAACAATATCAGACCGCTGAAGTGCTTCTTCAAACGCTGGAATCATTGCTGCTTGTCGCCAGGTATAATGGTCATACACACAGGTCACCAGACCACGCTGTTCCTCTCCCATAGCCGAAAGAACTTGCGGTACCCCACACAGAGCCAAATTTATGACGTAGTCGTACCCCTGTAGCCGCCCCCGACTCAGGTCTAAGTACTCAAACAAGCAGATGTTAAAGCTGTTCTGAAGATGCTTCTGTATCTGCAAAGCGATTCTGTGGAAGGCCCAGTTTGGGGAGTCATACACAACCGCTAAATTAGGTAAATCAGACGCTATCGTCCCATCTTCAGCAAGTACACCTTCTTCAAATTCCAACATGATGCTGGATGAATCGGAAGCACAGAACTTCACTGACTTATCTGAAGAAAGGATACGGCTGATGTGTCGGGCGACTTGACTAGAATAACCTGGTGTCTTAACCTCAAGAACTTTCATATCTGGTCGGCTTCCAAAAGACTCTGGGAAGTCATTCGGTTGGATCTTCCTTTCAATAACCTGTGCTGGAAGCCCTGACGACAGCCGCATCGTTTCGATAAGTTGATTGAACCTACCCTTCCAGGTCCACGCCCGCTCAATCTCAGCCCGGTTCTGACGACCCCACTTGTAGATGTGTCCCTTGTGGGCTCGAAGAATTTCAAGATGCTGTCGAATCCCTTCTACGGAATCATCCTTGACTAGGATGCCCCCCTTACTAATCGCCAGCAATTCAGGGACAACCCCAATCGGAGTCGAGAAGATGGCCTTACCACACGACGCCCCTTCAAGAACTGGATTCGGGGTTCCTTCCGTGGTAGACATACTGCATATCACGTCAATGTTGCTGTACCAGGCAGGCATCTGGCTGTACTGTACCGCCGTACTAGGATTGGATGCGTCTGCAACCTCCAGGGTGATGTCTGGAAATGTAGAAACAGCTTCCTTGAGGAGGTCTAGCCGCTTCACCTTTCGGCTGACGGTTGAATTACCAGCCCACCCCAGGACGATATTGTCAATCTCACGGCGTTGGTTCCATACGAACCGACTTGCATCAACCCCGTCTGGTTGGTTCGTGGCGTCAACACCGTGATGCTGTTTCAGTTGGACTTGAAGAATCTTGTTCGACACAAAGACAGCCATTGAAGCTGCCATTGCCTCTTTGAATAGGGCTGGGCTGTAGTCCAACCAGGTGAAGTGGTCATAGAGGAAGAGTATCACCTTGGTCTTTTTAGGGATTATCTTAGGCTTGACTTGTGCCCAGGAGCCCCACCAAACCAACAGAACGAATTCGTGTGTGATTTTCCGAGGCAAGGAACCAGCATCACAGACTTCGGGTTCAAATCCAGCGTGCTTGAGTTCCCCGGCGATACGCTGGCTGATTCGTTCAAAAACCCATCCCTTCTGTTCACAGACTAGCAGAACCTTCCGTGGTTCAACGGATGCCCTGACAACTGCTGGGACTTTCCTACGTGTCGGCATGGCACAGACTCTTTAACGACTTTACCCGGTCACTGTAAGTCAGTGCATCGACTTTACAGGTCCGGTTGTAGTAGTCTTGACGGATGTCAGCTACAGCATCCAAGGTATCTGTGAATGAGAACTTGGCCCGACCCTTCTGGTCACGCACAATCCCATTGAAATGCACTTCGGCACACAAGAGGGTTGCTGCGAAATAAAGGTCAGGTGTGAGGTAAGGTTTTGAACCGTGGGGCTTCTGCTTGTCAATTCCAACCATTTTCAAACTCCAGTCAAAGTCACAGTGGGTGTGTAAGGGATAGGTCGGACCTGTCCCTCTTAGTCAAGATGGTACGCCGTAACGCCATCATTTTCCAGAACAACGAACATCGGGGCTACGGTGTCGGCATACGAAAACGTAGCCGAGCCAAAAGCACTGATGACGCCAGTCCGGAATGAAATCTTGAATGCTTCTGATTCCAGGAACAACGGAGCCAGGATATCCTGAAGTTCCGTGATTGCTGCCGGAGTCGTCCCGTACAGTGCCAGGATACTAGCATCAAGGGCTGTGATGGTAGCGATGGACACATCCGGCGAACCCAGGGTATCAACCGTGCTAGCCAGGATAGTCGCCGCTGTAACCGCTGTGATGCCGTATGTCGTCCGCCAGGTGTTGATTGCAGCAAGCGTTGGTCGGAACATTGTCCGAACCTGGCCTTCCTGGTAGTCAAAACTTTCTTGAGCTTTGCTTTCCAAGTCACCCAGGGTTACCCTTGCGTTATCCATGTCTGTTCTAAGAACTGCGATCCGTGCCATTGTTATCCCCCGCTTTGAAGTTCTCCCCGCATTTGCGACTGGTGTACCCCAGACAGGATAGCGTTCCCGTGCTTGAAGACACCAGCTACAGCTACGAAGAATTCAACATGGTTCATTGACCTAGCTTTCTTCGCTGCCATTAGCGACCAGAACATCTGGTTCAACTCTTTTTTCAACCTGCCCCCCTTAACTAAGTTCTGGAGGGGCAGTTCTTCTACTTCAAAGTACAATGCTTCAGCGATACGAAATACCCGGACGATAGTTGAAGGCTCCAACAGGTCTCTTGGGCGCCAGACAATCCCAGCGAATTCACCGGAATGGTCTTCGAGTAGCTGTAGGAGTTCTTCATTTTGCATCCGTTTACGCAGGCATCTTGATGAAGTTCACTGTGAATGTTTCGCCGTCATACACAACACTTCGTGTGGCGATACTTCCACCAGCGACCACCTTGATGAAGTCCCCTGTTGCAATCGCCGCAGGTAGCGACGGATTAGTAGCATTTATTTGGATTTCAGCCGTAGCAATCGACCCCCCAGCTTCAATCTGAGCCTGAGTCATCCTCCCACGTGTCGTTGGGGCATAAGCACCAACTGTGATTCCCAAAGCCGTTGCGAGGGTCGAAGCAACCACTGTCAGTGTGCCGTTCACACTGTACAGAGTAAACGCCCCGGTTCCAGCATCGTAGTCAACAAAGGCGTCAAAGCCATCGTCTTCAAACCCTTGCATCAATTCCTTGGCAAGGGCGGCATTCGCCAGAACCGCTGACGCTGTGACGATGAACGACTTGTTCACACCGCTGGCATCACTGAGGGTGAGCACAGTTGCTGCCACAGTATTTTTCGTTGCCCCACCAGTGACCCCAGTTGCTTTCCCCGGTAGTGTGAAACTTACCGAAGTTACTTCTGGTGTCATTGAAATCAGACGTAATCCGACCAACGATAGGTGCTCAACGATGTAGGGTGGAGTTGCACTAACGAGGGCCGCAGAAGTCAATACCGGAGCGGCAAGGGCGGTATCATCAAAACTTGCCGCTGAACTTAGTTCCCCTTCAGCTAGCATCTGGTAGATGCTTCCACCAGATGCCAGCATCCGCTGAACATCCATTGTGTAGCCAAGGTCAATGTATCCCTGAACAGACGTGGTTGTTTCCAACCCAGCGGCACTCAGGATACCAGCCGTTCCAGTTGCTGGAACGTAGACTTCTTGCTTCGTCCGAACCAACGGATCCCCGGCCTTTCCACCATGGCCCGGGTACACCCCTCGAACCAGCATCGACGCTGTAGCCCCAACCTTTCTAACCAACCGTACATTCGTAGCCATGATTCACTCCTTATCTTACGGCCCGTCCACGTAAGTGACCAGGTCAAAGCCGTTGATATTGATATATGCAAAGTCAGGAACTGCTACCCCAGAAGGAAGGTCAGCCGCAGCGATTGTCAGGGTTGTCCCCCCTCCACCTGCGGTAATGTCGGCTTGAGCAACAGTGCCTCGAACCACACCGGTGTCGATGGACCCAGTAGAGAACGCCGCACCCAGGAGAAGGGTATTCGCCGCAAGCTTGCCATCGGCAACCACAACCGCTTCCGAAGCGAGTTCCAGCCGAACGACCCCACCAAATGAGAAGAGCATGACTTCATCGCTTGGAGTCCTGGCAACTATGTTCGGGGAGTACTTCTTCCAACTTCCACCAAGACCCTTGCCGTTTGATATGTATGACGCTACGACCGAATTGATCTTGGCGACACACTGGGCAGCAGTCATGTCCCCAACAAACGGAACCTTCACCCAATTCTGGTCAATATTGTTCCGAAGGAAGATGTACCGGGCGGTAGCTCCGAACGATTTGGTCGCTGAAGCTTCAGTACCTTCAATCAGTGCCGGATGGATGAGCGTGATTTCAGTGGTCAGCGGGCTGACCGCTGTCAGGTTTGTCCCTGTGATGACAAGGTCACCGGGGTAAGCGTACACGATTCCAGTGAGCGTCGGCCCACCAGTCAGCAAACCAGAAGTGGGCGATTCAGTCAGGATACTATCGAAGTCCTGTTCAGCCATGTAGCCATCGGTGACCAATTCGGATAACTTTGCCGGAAGTGGGGCGCCATCATCCCAGACTACGTCCACATAACCTGAAACTTCGACGGTTTCTTCAAATTCTGGTAAGCCCAGGTCAGCAAAAGTCAGCCCCGCAACCCCAGTCCAGGTTTCCAAGAATTCAGTACAAGCGTATCGTGTGAATTCTTTGGTTGGTGGGAGGTAGACCGCTTGCTTCTTCAGGTACCCATTCTCTTTGATTGGACGACCGTCAGCCAGTCCTTCCAGAAGAATCTTGCTTCCATTTGCCCTGGCATGGGTGAATCTTTTCATTAATTTCCTCCCTATGAAACCGAGACCTAAATTGCCCCAGCCTGTTCCTGCTTCACTTTATTGGTATATGACCGGGAGTTCTTCCCGTCTTTCTTGGCTAACTGTTGAGCTTCCTTCCAGGTTCCAGTCTGCTTCCCTTTGTAGTTCGGAAGCATTTTAGACCTGGGGTGGGAGTCGTGCATCTTACGGCCCATTTCATCAGACCGCTTTTCCCGGTACTTCTTTTCTCGACCGTCTTTCGAGGCCCAACCATACCCTTTCAGTACGAAGTCAATCCCCGTAGCATCAAAGCCACGACACATCGTTCCCTCACAGCTATCTTGTGAACAGAGGAATGGGGTGTTCCGGTCGGCTACAGTACGGGAAACATCTTCTGTCTTCCCACAAACGTCACATTTGAATCCGTAAATCAAGTTCAGTCCTCCTAATTATCTGCCCCTATAAACGGACTAACGCTTGTCTGGATTCGGGGCCGGGACGTAGAGGTCCTTTCGCTGTAACCCAGACAATGCTGCGTACACATGTTTACAAATCAGATTCGCCCCTTCAGAGTCACGAACTTCAGGGGCCTGTAGTGTTCCACGGGGACGCCCACTAAGGTACCCTTGCTGTTTAGCGTGGTACTCACATCCATAGTACACCCAGAACGGACAGGAACACGATGCCAGGACATGGGACTTACCTATCTGACGTACCCGCTTATCCTTCCGAAGCACCTTCAATCTGACTGTATGGGTGTCTTTCCCACAGTTGACCCCGTAAATCCACCGGTGGTACTTGGGCGTCAACCGAATGAGCTTCACAGAACAGCTACCGGCCTTGTGTCGAATTGGACCCGGCGCCGATGATATGAGCTTATCTACCAGCACCGCTTCACGGTGTTGCAGAGCATCGACTGTAAGAACCACCGGGAAGTGTTCTTCCATATACCTGGACACGACCGACCGAGATATCTGTTCAATCGAACCGCCACGTAGACCCGTCCCAACATCCCCCCGATTGAATTCGAGGTTACCAGGATCCATCGTCGGGCTCAGTATCTGAGTGTAGTAGGTATGTCGTTCTTCATCAGGGACATCAGGTCTATCAAAGGTATGGGAGCCACCGTGGTCTTCTACAGACCCCTTGACAATAGATTCTGTAGGAATGTCCCGAATGTGAACCTGACGAACCCCTTCTGGAGTGGCGGCAATCATTTCCCAGAGTGTCTTGAATGTTTCCTGGGTTTCAAACATCTCCCAGAAAGCCTCAGAGACGACGAAAAACTTACCAGGGGTCATTGGCTTCCTCTTTAGGGGAAGGAGGCATAGGGGACATCCTTACGTCCCTAATACCTTTGAATTCTTCCACTAGTTGCTTGGGAAGGATCTCTTTCAGTTTATTGATTTCGATTTCAGATATGGCAAGGGCGACAGCATTCAAGGATTCTTCTAGGGTAGCCAACTCATCAGGCAAGGCAAGGATATGGTCACCAACATACTGGTAAACACTGTCCTTACCTTCAAGAGGTAGCTCTGGAAGAAGAGTGGCCATCCCGACCAACCTTTCCTTGATACTGTAGAACGCTTTGCGGGCTTCGGATAAGCGATGAATCACGAATACACGCTTGGCTTCGTCAATATCCTTGGCGTAGCGTGCTGCGACTCGAATGGCAAGTTTGTTTGGAGACATAAATGGTAGCCCTCCCTTACAAGAAGGCTACCATAAACAGTTTAGGCTGTCTGGGATTCCTTTGCGTGCCGACACAGACTGGGGGGGACCGACCAGACTGTTCCGGCCTGTGACCGACTTCCCCGGTCTTCAAGAATCTTCACCTTGAGGCGTTTCAAGTTGACCTTGACGATTTCACCCAGGGTCTGTTCGCCATTACCACGACCAAAACGAACTTTCTGACCGACCTGAAGTGTTGAAAAATGTCTCATTGCGATTCCTCCATCGTTGAACTTTCTGAGTGCCACAATAGAGATACGCCTTGGGTGGGAAGTTGTGCCCTACAAAGTTAGGACAGGGAATCCAACAGCTTTTGAATGACGGGGAAGGACTCAGCCATCTTCTTCTGAAAAGAAGCAGATTCAGCGATGAAGATAGCCTGAATACAGACCGGCTGGTCAGACACAAACTGACACGCTTCAATTCGAGTAGCGACTTTCGCCTTGAATGGGTAGTTCGCTGGGAAGTTCGACCACACTGTTCTAGCGGCCAGGACTTTGTGAGCCATCAACTTGTCAGGCTTGTACCCTGCCAGGAATTCGACCATGTCTTCAGGAACAGCCGGAGGTTCAAAGTCGAAACCATCGTCAGCGGGAAGGTCATTCAAACCAGGTTCCGAAGTAGCCTGTACGGGCCGTGCCGCTGGTTCAAGGGCACCGGGGATGTCTTCCATCCGATCAACTACCACAGCACCGGTCAAGGGAAGCCCTGCTGGTGGTGTTGGAAGTTGCTGTTGCATAACGTTGCCACGAACGTCCCGAATGATTCCAGAACCGGCGACGCCTTGTTCCTCAAACGTCGAAGTCTGACCCATCTGGGATGGTCGAGGTTGAAGCAGCGGGTTTGCTACCGCACCGATATTTGAAGGAACATGCGACACGTCTGTTACCCCACCCTTAGCCGCCTGACGAATCGGGATGTTGCTAACAACCTTGACTTCGCCTTCTTGAACCATCCCTGCCCCTGAAGCTTGCCGAGCCGCCGCCATACCAGCATGGTCGTCCTTTCGTACTACCGATGCAGGAACCGACCGGTCAATGTGAGACGGCTGAGGAGCCTGTCTTGCTGATTGTGGCTGTTGATTCGGCTGTGGTTCTGGCTGGGGCTGGGCCACAGTCGGGACAGCGTTTGTTCGTTGGTCCCACGCCACTTCATTCGCTTGTTCAACACGCTGCTGATGCTGGGTGACAGTGCTGACCAGGTGGTCGTTCTGTGTGATGATTTCAGGGGCATGTCGCTGCCCTTCTCGCCCTTCTTGCTTGGCCTTGTATTCATCCACAGCCCCCATCTTGATTCCAGCAGAAGGGGGGACATAAGAGTAGTCGTCGGCATTCACTTCGCTGTGCTGGTCATGAATCAACCAGCCAGCCCGCAAAGCGTTCATCACTGTCGGGGCTCGGTAGGTTTGACCACCGTACTGCATAACCATGCCGTCAAATTCCAGGACATCGCCCTTACGGATAGCGAGTCCTTGATTGGGGCCCAACTGAACTTCACCGATGGTGAAAGCCAGTAGCGCTGTGAATCGAAGGAACTCCCCAGACTTGAATCGAATCGGTCCCATGTCACCCTCCTCAGAGTGTTTGTCAAATACCCGAATCGGTTCCTTCGTTTCATTAAAGGAATAGACCCGGAATTGAAGCCATTGATTGTGTTTCGTATCAGAGATGTTGATGACTTTCTTGCCAGCAACGGAGTGTGTCGGGATTTTCCAGAGGTTGATGACTTCAGCCCCTGTACCACTGAGCCCCACGAAGTAGTAGAAGTCAGCTTCGGTCTTTCCACAATAGAACGCCCAGCGGCGTTTCTTTTTCACCACTGACAGACGGGCGACTCGAATGACATAGGTATGTTTGGACAAGACGAATGTTCGGCCCTTAGCCGTTGCCGTAGGATGACGGCGTTGAAAGACTTCCACCCCGATGTCTCGAAGACTACCGATAGCGTCAGGGATTGCCTGACCACAGTAGGGGCAGTTTTGCTTACTCGACACCATCCAACCTCCAGGGTGATAGACCTTCCATCACCCAAAAGACCCAGGATATAAACAAAGTATCACCCCAGCGGACTTAAAATGAAGAAAATGAGGCCCCTGGGGAAAATCTTCTCGAAAAAGATGGTGCCTCATTGTATCATAGACCGTTGGAAACGAATCTTAGCGACCTGTATAGGTGGAGGTAGAATGAATGAGTTGGCTTTATATGCCGGGTCTGGAGGAGGAATCCTTGGTGGGCTCCTTCTCGGATGGCGGTCAGTTTGCTACGTCGAACACGAGAGGTATTGTGCCGAAATCCTTGCCAACCGAATCAAAGACGGATGCCTCCACGAAGCACCCATCTGGGACAATGTCACCACCTTTGATGGAAAACCATGGCGTGGAAAAGTTCATATCGTCACTGGAGGATTCCCCTGCCAACCTTGGTCCGTGGCTGGACAGCAAAAAGGCGAAAAAGACCATCGAAATCTGTGGCCTGACACTTCCAGAATCATCGGTGAGGTACGACCCAAGTTCGCACTCCTGGAAAACGTCCCAGGGCTCCTTCGGCAGGAGTACTTCGGTACCATCCTTGCAGACTTTCATAAGCTCGGGTATGGCGTTATCTGGGACGTTGTACCCGCTTCTGGCGTCGGAGCACCTCATAAACGCAATCGAGTCTGGATCCTTGCATTTAGAAACTGGGACGGAGTACCTGAATCTGGACTTGCTCCAGACGGCTGGGAAATCAAAGATGAACCCTGGGGAACAGTTATGTACCCCACAAAAACCGTCGTCGAATCGATCAAACAATGGGCAGGGCAAGATACCCCACACTACCAACGGAACGAAACTTCAGGGAGTGTTCCCAACAGCCGTAGCCTACGATGCGACACCGGGGGGGCCGGGGAATCACTACAAGGGTCTAGGACACCAGGCGAAACACGGGCACCTGGACGTGAAGTGGCCGACCCCTTATTCGATGGACGGACAGAGAGCCGGGAAAGCGGACGACCCAACCGACTGGGAACTGAGACGGCAACGGAAAGCCAAGCAGGGAATCAACCTCCATCGACCGTTGAACATTGCAGCGAAGCAATCGGAAGAAAGGAACTGGGCAACACCGACGGCTTCGTCATGGAAAAGCCCAGGGAATCCGAGGACTCCAGTCTGCAAAAAGATGGCAGCCAATCACCACCTGTCAGCGGAAGTAGCACAAGAAGAAATTTCTGGTGGGAAATCGACCCAGCAAACCTGCCAGACATGGCCGACCCCAACAGCACAAGACCACGAGTCCGACGGGCCAAAAGTAATGGCCAGAGTCCGGGCGGGGGAAATGAAGAGTACAGACCAGCGACTTCGGAATCTGGTCAAACTGAAAGAAGAACGGACGACCTTCCCAACACCCAGGACAACGGGATTAATCGGGGGGTCCGGCACCAAGGACCGGCTGAAGAAGCTGGTGGCCGAAGGAACAATCACACCAGGGGAAGCCGTGGTGATGAACGAAGGGACATCGTCCGCAATGTTCCCGACACCGACAGCGTCAATGGCACGGTCGGAAGGGATGATCAAACAGATGCGGAAGAAAGTCGAATCGGGGGAGATTTCAAAGGAAGAAGCCGAAGCGATGATAGGGGGGTCATTGGAACCGAATCGAATGAAACCGATGCGGAAGTACCCAACCCCAACAGCGAGCAGTTGCGACCAGGTATCGTGGGACAGGACATCGGGTCAAACGGGCGGGACGACACTGGGAGGGGCCGTGAGATGGCCAACCCCGGACTGTCAGAACTCACGGGACGGAACGACGACCCGGAAGATAACCCAGGAGTCACAGGGACGCCGGGGAGTCAGCCTGCATCATGCTGTGGAAGGGGGACTGGGACCGAAGGAACAATGGCCAACCCCCA